CTTCCATCTGACCTTCTACCTCAATATCGGCCTCCGGATTAAACTCTCTCCTAATCATTTCTGGACCATTAGTATTGTCTAGTGTAAAAGCTTGTGTTATAGGATCAACAAACCTAGCATACACTTGACATTCTAAAGTAGATGGTAAGGCAGCATTCAACTTACCAAAAGTAAGTATCCAGAATATGACCAATCGAAATCCTCTTTGAACAAACTCGATAGTACTTGACGTACCACCATAGAATTTGATCAAATTAACATAATTTGCCGGAGACGGCCATGTTATTCGAAACGTAAAATCCACTTGTTCCGAAACATCACATATAGCCGCATTATGGTTCAACATTCTCTCCGCAGCAAAAGGATTCGTCGTATAATCCTGAGCCGTGTGCCAATTATATTGTCTTTGTGTGGTACCAAACAACAAAAATGGCAAATGAGCAACATAATAAGCTCCATAATAAAAAGGATTGGACACAGATTGAACTCTTATCTCCAAATCCGATCTAAAATAAACAAATGTTCTCAATGCATCTTTAATAGAAGTCTCGTTCAGCAAAAATTCAAAAGGATAAATAAGAGAAAAATCTGTAGTATCAGAGGGATCTCCTAAAGTAAAATCTCCCAATTTTCTCCACCTCTGAAGAATTGCTCGAGGACATTGATTAACATAAGGTTTAGAATACAAGGGAAAAACTTCCCTTTCTCGCCAGTTAATCAAAACCTCATCAGTTGTAAACGACAACTGATTTCCGTCAGATTGACTCACAGAATCATTCTGACCTCCCAACTCAATCTTACTCTCTACATGCTCGCTAATCTATGTAACTTTCAGCAGACTCTCTAGATTATGAAAAGCCCACCTAAATAGTGTTCACTGACATTGGAAAGCAATGCGTACCCCGAACATGGCACACAAGTTCTATTCCAAAGCCCACTTCCGCGCAGTAACGGGTCCTTGACCGGTTTGGTGTGTTTACGTCTCACCAGACGGATGGTATGTTTACGTCTTACCAGACGGATGGTGTGTTAACGTCTCACCAGACGGATGGTGGTTTTACGCCCCACCAGGCGCCTTTTTCAACTCAGGCCAAAGGGAAAGCCTAATATTCAAGTTTAAAATCCTACCTTAATGGTAGGTCTCAAATAATCTCTTTCGATGAAAATCGAAAGTCATTATTTGGTCTGTTTTCACATTGTAGCGGCGACAGCCCTCGTATGCTTTATCAGCAAATGAGTTCCATGCCTCTAATCCATAATAGGAATACTCCATAGAAGCAACTCCTAAGTTTTGTTCCAGTTGTTTCTGGTTTCCGACACTTGATCCAGTGTCCCTAACCCAATTCAACATGGAATGAATGGACTCTTCATCTAAAGGAGCGAAGATAAAACCTCCTTCCTTCCTCCAAGTCCTTTTGAGAAATTCCAGCTTCTCAAAGGGAATAAAATTG